ACGGTAGAACTCCTTTATGAATCTAAGTGACATTGAAAAGATGTGGGAAAAAGACTCCCGTATCGATCCAGATAATTTACATACAGAATCTCAAAATATTCCTTCTCTACATGCGAAGTATCATCAACTTCACAATCAATTTGTGCAACTAAAAATTCAGGCAAAGACTAGTTATGATAATATCTACTTAGAACGTAACCTTTATTATTCAGGAAAGGCAGAACCAGAAGTCTATGAGAAAGAACCTTTCCCATATAAAGTTAGAGATAAAGAAGCAATGGACAGATATATGAGGGCAGATGAGAGGGTTTCAACTGCACAACAGAAACTATCTGTCTATGAAATGATTATTAAATACCTTGAGGATATTATCAAATGTATCCACAATAGAAGTTATCATATTAATAATGCTATTGAGTGGCACAAATTCCAAGGAGGATTTTGATGACAACAAGTTTAGTTACAGGTGGTGCAGGATTTATAGGGTCTAATTTAGTAGATAAACTACTTGAACTTGGACATAAAGTTATTGTTATTGATAATGAATATTCTGATGCCCATGATCAGTTTTACTATAATGACAAGGCATATTATGTAAAACAAGATATTTGTAGTTATCAACGCACTAGAATTTTTTATCATGATGTAGATTATGTGTTTCACATTGCAGCAGAAGCACGTATCCAACCCGCTGTTGAAAATCCACTTAATGCAGTTAGAATCAATGCCCTAGGTACAGCAACTGTTCTTCAGTGTGCTCGTGAAGCAGGTGTCAAAAAAGTAATGTATTCTTCTACGTCTTCTGCATATGGTCTTGCCAATGAATCACCTAACGTAGAAACACAACCTAATGACTGTTTGAATCCATACTCAGTCTCTAAAGTTGCAGGAGAAAATTTATGTAAGATGTATACTGAACTCTTTGATCTTCCTACTGTCATCTTCAGATACTTTAATGTATATGGTGAGAGACAACCATTGAGAGGACAGTATGTACCAGTGGTTGGTATATTTTTAAGACAACTTGCAGCAGGTGAACCACTTACTATTTGTGGTGATGGTGAACAACGTAGGGACTTTGTACATGTCAGTGATGTTTGTAATGCAAATATAATGGCAGCAATATCAAATCCTGATGAGGATGCTTATGGTCAGATATATAATATTGGTTGTGGTGTGAACTATTCAATCAATCAGATTGCTAATATGATTTCTGATAATCAGGTTACTCTTCCAGGTCGACCTGGTGAGTGTAGAGTTACCCAAGCAAATACTGATAAGGTAAGAAAAACCTTTGGTTGGAAACCACAAGTAGATCTTGAAGAATGGATTTTATCTAATGTTTTTTGAAAAATTGAGTTTGGTTACGGGTGGGTTTGACCCTATCCACAGTGGACATATAAGATATTTTGAGAGAGCAAAGGATCTTTCAAACTATCTCGTGGTTGGTTTGAATGGAGATCCTTGGTTGAAAAGAAAGAAGGGACAGTATTTTCAATGTTGGACTGAGAGAGCAGAGATTGTCAGGAATTTAAGTATGGTTGATGCTGTTGTATCTTGGGATGATGAAGATGACAGTGCCTGTGGTGCAATTGAAAAATGTTTAGATATTGCTGATACCGTTATTTTTTGTAATGGTGGTGATAGAGGTAAATTTAATACACCAGAAACTGATAAGTATGGTGGAAATCCACGAGTACAATTTGAATTTGGTATTGGTGGAGAAGAAAAAATGAATAGTAGTTCATGGATTCTTCATGATTATTTTGAGAGACAACGTAAGATACTAGGCATATAAGACCCCTCTAAATAACCATAGGTGACATGTGGATTATGTCAAACTTGGTTATTAAAAAGAAGAACGAAGTATTTTTAGAGATACTTGCCGAACCACACGTCTGTCATGAACTGTCAGATCATTTTACTTTTGAGGTTCCTGGTGCAAAGTTCATGCCTCAGTATAGAAGTAAGTACTGGGACGGAAAGATTAGATTGTTTGATGCTAGAAAAAATCAAATTTACGTTGGGTTACTTGATAAACTGGTAAGTTTCTGTAAGAATTATGAATACGAATATGAATTTTTAAATAACAAATACTATGGTACTCCCTTTGAAGTCAATGAGAATATCTCATATGAGGGTGTCAAGGATTACGTAACATCAATATCAAAGTATAAACCTAGAGACTATCAGATTGATGGCATATATGATGCCTTAAAACATAATCGTAAACTATTGATAGCTCCAACTGCTTCAGGAAAGTCGCTGATGATATACGGGATTGTGCGATATTACGTTGAAAAAAAGCAAAATACTCTGATTGTTGTTCCAACGACTTCCCTTGTAGAACAAATGTATAAAGACTTTGCGGATTATGGATGGGATGTTGGTTCATATTGTCACAAGATATATGCAGGAAAAGAAAGAGAAACAGACTCTCAGGTTATTATAACCACTTGGCAGTCAATTTACAAGTTACCTCGTAAATATTTTGAAAGGTTTTCTGTGGTGATAGGTGATGAAGCACACCAGTTTAAAAGTAAATCACTGATATCTATAATGACAAAACTTGGAAATGCCAAGTATCGTTATGGTTTTACAGGAACTCTTGATGGCACACAGACTCATAAGTGGGTGTTAGAAGGTCTTTTCGGACCTTCTTATAAAATTATTCGTACTGACGAATTGATGGAAAAAGGTTATCTTGCCAACTTAGATATTAAAATTGTTCTACTGAAACATCCTCCTAGAAGATTTGAGAACTTTGAAGAAGAGACACAGTATATTATAAAACATGAGCAAAGAAATAACTTTATTAAAAACTTAACATTAGATTTAAAGGGTAATACTCTAGTTCTTTTCAATAGAGTGGAAGATCATGGTATGCCACTTTATCAATTAATAAATACTAGTACACGTAATAAAAAAGTCTTCTTCATCTACGGTGGTGTAAATGTAGAAGATCGTGAGGAAGTAAGAGCAATTGCTGAAAAAGAAAACAATGCTATAATAGTTGCTTCTTATGGTACATTTTCAACTGGTATCAATATAAAAAACCTACACAATATAGTGTTTGCTTCTCCTAGTAAGTCTAGAATCAGAAACCTTCAATCAATCGGAAGGGTGCTAAGAAAGGGAGATAACAAAACCAAGGCAACACTTTATGATCTGGCAGATGACATCAGTTACAAATCAAGAAAAAATTATACACTCAATCACATGATTGAAAGAGTTAAGATCTACTCAGAAGAGAATTTTAACTATGATATAGTAAACGTTACTTTAAAAAATTAATGGATGACACTTATTACGCACTTATAAAATTGACGACTGGCGAAGAAATTATCTCCGAGATCTTCACGGATGAAACTGTTGAAGACCCTATTATTGCTTTGGGTTCTCCTGTAACAGTTGAAATTACACCAAGATCAAACCATAATGTTTTGAAATTTGAACCTTGGGTAAAGGTTACATTTGAAGAAACATTGTTTATAAAACTAAGTAATGTTATTACTATGACTGAATTACCTGAAACTAATTATTATATACAGTGCTACAAAGAGTACGTCAAGGCAGGTTTTCAAGATATCAACACTACTCCTAACGATGGGACTAAAGGAGTTAAACTCAATAGGACAATGGGTTCTCTTGGCACAGTAGATGATGCTAGAAAGATCCTAGAGAAATGCTTAAAACTTAAATTAGATACTTAATATATCCCTCTGAACCTCCACAAGGTTATTGTACATACATTAAGCACACTTGTCAAGCTTTGATTAAAGTGTTATAATAAAACCATGATAAAAGCAAATAATGCCCAAAGCTAGATCTGAACATTATGTAAACAATAAAGAACTTTTACATGCTCTAATTGTTTATAAAAACAAAGTAAAAGAAGCACAAGAGAACGAGAAACCAAAACCTCGTATCACTAATTATCTTGGTGAGTGCTTTTTGAAGATAGCAACACACCTATCATATAAACCAAATTTTGTTAACTACATGTTCCGTGAAGATATGATATCTGATGGAATTGAAAACTGTGTTCAGTATATTAATAACTTTGATCCAAATAAATCAACAAACCCATTTGCTTACTTTACTCAGATCATTCATTATGCTTTTCTAAGACGGATTCAAAAAGAGAAAAAGCAGATGGATATTAAAAATAAGATTCTAGAAAAGACTGGTTACGATCAAGTTTTCAATGTTGATGACAATGTTTTGAGCAATAGTAAAAGTGATTATAATTCAATTAAAGATAATGTACAGTATAGATTGAAAAAATGAATACTGAATTTAAGAAGATTAAAATTGCTGTAATTGGAACAGGGACAGCGGGTTGTCTCCAAACTCTTAAACTTTCTCAGGAATTAAATTTTGAATATTTTGAACTTGATTGGATTTATGATCCAGAAACTCCCATCTTTGGAATTGGAGAAGCAACTACACCTCACATTCCTTCATTGTTGAGAAGATCAAAATTTACTACTGATACTATTTTCAATCAGTTGAAAGGTAGTTTTAAATATGGAGTCAGGTTTTTTAATTGGGGAAAGAAAAATAAAAAATTTACACATGATTTTGGGACTGGTTCATATGGAATTCATATGGATACAAGTGCTCTAAGTGAGTTTACAGTAAAACATATAGACAACCTCAAAGGAACTAACATTAAAGTTATTCCTGAAAAGGTAAAAACTATTGAATCTTTGCCTAGTGGATGTGTTGTCAATGGACGTAATTATAATTTTGTTATCGATTGTAGTGGTAATGAACCTTTATTATACAAAGAAGAGTACATAGATTCTGAGTTCCCTACTGTTGATTCAGCAGTTATCTACAGAAGAAAAGCACCTGGTACATGGAATCATACTGTTCACTTTGCTCATGAACATGGGTGGATGTTTGGTATTCCTTTGAGAGATCGTCAAACTTGGGGATATACTTTTAGTAGTAAATTTACCACAGAAGAAGAAGCAAGAGAAGGATTACAAAAATTGATTCCAAATGAAGATGTTTCTATGGCAAGATACATTACTTGGAAACCTAGGTTCGCATCTTTTTTAATTGATGATAACGGTGTTTATGCTAGAAATGGAAATGCTGCAGGATTTATGGAACCTCTGCAAAGTCTTTCTGGTCTTCATACAGATCAAGTTTCTAAAATTTTGACTGACTATGTAAATGATGATGCATCTAAACAAGAAGCTAATACTGCTATTATTGATAGTGAAAAAGAATGGTTAGAAGGTTTAGCATATCATTATCAAATGGGATCTGCTTTTGATAGTCCATTCTGGAATGATGTTTCGGACAGAGCAAAAGAGTTTTTAAAGGATAAAAAATGTTCTGAAAGTGACATTCTGGATATCTACAAAGAAAATCCTATGGACGTTGAAAGAGTTGAATTAGGTTGCTTTGAGATCATTGATTTGGTACAATTGTCTCGTGGTCTAGACACTCCAACTGCAAATATTTTTGACCAATGGAAATTTGCTGATATTGATGAGGCAGATTCATTTTGGGGAACACAAAACAGTATTGAGGATTATTTAAAATGAAAGTAGCAGTAATTACTGATCAACACTTTGGTGCTCGTAAGAATTCTCAAACTTTTCATAATTATTTTTTAGATTTTTATAATGAGGTTTTCTTTCCAGAACTAGAGAAACGTAAGATTACAACAATCATTGATATGGGTGATACATTTGATAATCGCCGTGGCATTGATTTCTGGGCACTTGATTGGGCAAAGAAAAACTATTATGATCGTCTTGCTAAGATGGGAATTGAAGTACATACGATCGTTGGTAACCATACCGCTTATTACAAAAATACAAACGATTTAACAAGTGTTGGATTATTTTTGAGAGAGTATGATAATGTAAAAATTTATCCAGATCCTCAAGAAGTAAGTATTGGTGGTCGTGATATTTTATTTTTACCTTGGGTTAATAAAGAAAACGAAAAAGAAAGTTTTGAATGTATCAAAAAGTCATCATCTAAACTTGCAATGGGACACCTTGAACTCAAAGGATTTAAAGTTAATCATCATGTTGTTATGGAGCATGGTAGTATGGACGTTGACATTCTTAACAAGTTTGATAAGGTATTCTCTGGACATTTTCATACAAGATCAAATAATGGAACTGTCTACTACCTAGGTAACCCTTACGAGATTTATTGGAATGATGTAAATGATAATCGTGGTTTTCATATCCTTGATCTGGATACCCTAGAAACCACTGCTATCAATAATCCCTTTTCGATGTATAAGCACATCTATTATGAGGATACCCCTAGACAAACTTTTAATTTTAGTAACTATAAAAATAAAATTGTTAAAGTTATTGTTAGAAAGAAGAGTAGTGAAAAGGATTTTGAAAAGTTCATTGACAAACTGCTCTCAGTAAATGTTTATGATCTTAAGGTTGTTGAAAACTTTGAGATGATAGATGCTGAAAACATCCAGATTGAAGAATCTGAAAATACTATTTCTATTCTTAGTAAGTATATCGAAGAGTCTGAAGGTGATTTTGATAAGTCTAACCTGAAGAAACTTATTAATGAGATATATAATGAAGCATGCGAAATAGCGTAAATGTTCCTTCTCGTCAACCAAGAAGAAAACGTCAACGATGGCGCTTATTGTGTCTTCGACAAATTAGGAAAGAAAATTTTATTTCTTTTTGAAGAGGTTGACGACGCAGAAAGATATGCTATAATGTTAAATGACTTTGCAGATACCGAAGTAGAACCAGTTGAAATAGAAAAAGAACCCGCTATAAAAGCTTGTGAGCATCATGGTTACAAGTACACTATTATATCTCCCAATGACATTGTGATCCTTCCTTCTCATTATGATCTCGTTTCAGACAATTAAATGGAAAAACTTTCTCTCTACAGGAAATCAATTTACTGAAATAAATTTTCAAAAAAGTGATACTACCTTAATTATTGGTACAAATGGTGCAGGTAAATCCACTGTTTTGGATGCACTTTGTTACGGTCTTTTTAATAAACCATTCAGAAAGATCTACAAATCTCAATTAGTTAATACAATTAATGAAAAAGATTGTATGGTTGAGGTTGAGTTTTCTATTGGAAGTAGACAGTATCTTGTCAGAAGGGGAATGAAACCTTCTGTCTTTGAGATACACCAGAACGGTAAATGTTTAGATCAACTTGCAAACGCAGTAGATCAACAAAAGTATCTGGAACAAAATATTTTAAAACTTAACTTTAAGTCTTTTACTCAGATAGTCATTCTAGGTAGTAGTTCTTTCGTTCCTTTTATGCAATTGAATGCACCAGGACGTAGGGAAGTCATTGAAGATATCCTTGACATTAAAATCTTTTCTTCAATGAATGAAGTGGTTAAAACTAAACTTAGAGGTATTAGAGAAAATGTTAAAGTCCTTGATCTTAAGAAAGAGAATCTTACTGATAAAATCTCTATGCAGAAAAACTTTATCAAGGAACTTGAGGAACAGGGACAAGAAAGAATTAAGAAAAAGAAGAATACTCTTAAGGAATTGGTCGTTGAGAATGAGGAGTTGTTAGAAAGCAATGAGGTTAAAAATAAAGAATTGTTAACAATTTCTAACAAAATGACCGATGTATCAAATGCAACAACGAACCTCAAGAAGCTAGGTACTTTGAAAGGTCGGGTATCTAATAAAGTATCAACCGCAACCACTGACCTCAAGTTCTTTAAAGAAAATACGGTTTGCCCAACCTGTACTCAGGACATAGAAGAAGAGTTTAGATTAAATAGAATTGTTGATGCTCAAACTAAACTAGATGAGTTATCCAATGGTCTTGATGATCTACTGGAAACCATAAAAACGGAAGAGAACAGAGAGCGTCAGTTTAATGAACTATCAAAGGAGGTAACTAGACTCACACATGAAATTTCTAACAATAATATTAGAATATCTGGGATTCATAAACAATCCAAGAATCTGGGAAACGAAATTCAAACTATTACCAGTAACTTACAGAACAAAAATTCTGAACATGAGAAATTAGAAACTTTTAAGCAAGATCTAGAGTCTTCTTACAATCAAATAACAGATCAAAAAACTAAAGAACGTGATTATGACTTCGTGTATTCCCTTCTTAAGGATGGTGGTGTAAAAACAAAGATCATCAAAAAGTATCTGCCACTTATTAATCAGCAGATCAATAGGTATCTACAGATGATGGACTTTTACATCAATTTCACCCTTGACGAGGAATTTAACGAGAGCGTAAAGTCTCCTATCCATGAGGACTTTTCATACGCTTCATTTTCTGAAGGTGAGAAAATGCGGATCGACTTAGCACTACTTTTTACATGGAGGGAGGTAGCACGATTTAAAAACTCAACTAACACAAATCTATTAATCATGGACGAGGTGTTTGACAGTTCATTGGATACTTTCGGCACAGATGAGTTTATGAAAATTATTAGATACGTTCTTAAAGGAGCAAACATTTTCATCATCTCACACAAAACTGAACTACTTGACAAATTTTCAGCAACAATTAAATTTGAAAAGATCAAGGGATTCAGTCACCTACTATAATGAAACTTCCAAACTGGCAACACCACTCCAAAAAAGAAAAGAAACGACACCTAAAACCACAGGCATTGCGTCAAGCAAGAAAGCGACGTGGACAGTTAATAAAGTGTCTACTCAACCGTCCCAAGGGGCGGTTTTCTCGTTATTATAGGTATATACGAAACGAACACTATGTACGCATTTAATGAAGTTAAGGGACATCTTGCAAGACTCCTAGCAACAGAAAACCTTATTGTAGAAAACCGTGCAGTAGATACTGCATCATTCAACGTTGAAACTCGTACCCTTGTTTTACCACTCTGGGAAAAGGCAGAAGACATTGTATATGATCTACTAGTATCCCATGAGGTTGGACATGCTCTATACACTCCACAAGAGGAGTGGAAGGTAACCTATCCACATCTTCCACAGTCTTATGTAAACATCACTGAAGATGCCCGTGTTGAGAAGTTGATGAAGCGTCGTTATGGTGGTCTTACTAAAACATTTTTCAATGGTTACAAATCACTTCATAAGCAAGACTTCTTTGAACTTGGTGAAGATGACTTAACTAATTACAGTTTTATTGACCGTATCAATTTACATTTCAAAGTTGGTAACTTTGTTACTCTTCCTTTCAATGAAGCAGAAAAACCATTCATTAAGAAAGTAAGTGACACAGAAACTTTTGCTGAAGCACTTAAAGTTGCTGATGAAATCTTCCAGTTTGTAAAAGAAGAGAATGAAAAAAAGGAACAGTTATTAAAAGATTTACCTACTCCTGATAGATCTGAAGAGTCTTTTGAAGGAGGATCTACTCCTACAGAATCATCTGATGAGGAATCTACAGAAGAACAACCTAACTCAAACGTAGAAGTTGAAGCACAGAAAGAAGATCATAATGATGAAAAGACAGAAACTGATGTACCTAAAAGTGAGAAGACTGGTGGTTTCCATGGAGAGCAAGAAGTAAGAACTGATGACATCTTTAATAAGAATATCTCAGAACTTAACAACAAACAGGACACCAGATCTCCTATCTATATGGAGTTACCTAAAGTCAATATTGATAATGTTGTAATTTCTAACGAAGAGATTTACAAGACAGTAACTGACTACTGGGAAGAAGAGCAGAGACGTAATCCTGAACGCGACCTTTTTGGAGTTGTAGATCAGGACTTTGCAAAATTTAAAAAATCATCACAAAAGGAGGTAAGTTATCTTGTCAAAGAATTCGAGTGTAAAAAATCTGCTGACGCATATGCCCGTGCTACTACTAGTCGGACTGGTATTCTCGATACAACTTTATTACACACTTACAAATTTAATGAAGACGTGTTCAAAAAAGTCACAGTAGTTCCAGATGGTAAGAATCATGGATTGATATTTGTACTTGATTGGTCTGGTTCTATGGCATCTCAATTATTAGAAACTTTGAAGCAGATGTACAATCTCCTTTGGTTCTGTAAGAAATGTCAAATTCCTTTTGATGTTTATGCATTTACTAATGAGTACAAACTCAGGACTCGTACTATGGAGGAAATCAAGAATAAGATAAATGTTCATGAGGTAAAAACAAATCAATTCAATATTCCTGAAGAGTTCAGTATGC